AATATTCTTTTTACTCTGATACTGATTCAACATACATCACACTAAAAGATATTGTTGCTAAACATTATAACAAACTACCTACTGAAGAAGTTGTAGAGGCTTTAGATAATTACTGCAACGAACTGATCCAACCAGCAATTAACGAAGCTACTGAATCGTTATCAGATTATATTAATGTTCACCAAAGAAAGTTGAAGTTCAAGCGGGAAATTATTGCAGACCGTGGTGTTTGGATTGCAAAGAAGAGATATGCAGTTAATGTTCATAACTCAGAAGGTGTTGCATACAAGGAGCCTAAACTTAAGGTGATGGGTATGGAGATTGTGAGAACAAGTACTCCACAATCTGTTCGCGATCGTTTGAAGAAGGCTGTCAATATTGTTCTAACAAAAGACCAAGATGCATTAAGAGCGTTTGTTAAGCAAGCAGAACAAGAATGGAAGAAGCTCTCAATTGCTGATATTTCTTTTCCGAGGGGTGTAAACGGTCTTTCAACCTACTATGATAAGACTACAATCTTTAAGAAAGGAACACCTATCCATGTAAGAGGGGCACTCCTATATAATTACCTTCTTGTAGAAAAAGAGATCACAAAAAAGTATACAAGAATCCAGGAAGGCGAGAAGATTAAGTTTTGTTATATGAAAGAGCCTAATCCACTTGGCACTCACGTAATATCATTTGTTGATCAACTTCCTCCAGAGTTCCACGCAGAAGATTACATTGATTATGACACGATGTTTGAGAAAGCATTCTTAGAACCTTTGAATAGCTTATTATCATGTGTTGGTTGGTCAATCAAAGAGAAAGCATCTCTTGAAGATCTATTTGCTTAGTAACCTCTTTTGTCTGTATAATGAAATCCTAAACTAGGAGAAATAGATGTCGTTATTAGATAGAATACGTAAGAATTCCACGATTAAAGATACTGAAGTGTTGAGCAAGAGTAAGTTCTTTAATGCAAAGGATATGATTCAAACAACAGTGCCAATGATTAATGTTGCACTGTCTGGACGTTTAGATGGTGGCCTAACACCAGGGCTAACAGTATTTGCTGGCCCATCGAAACACTTTAAAACTGCCTTCTCGCTCTTGCTTGCTAAGGCATACATGGACAAATATGATGACTCAGTCGTTCTCTTTTATGATAGCGAGTTTGGTAGCCCTCAATCTTATTTTGATAGTTTCGGTATTGATACTCAACGTGTGGTCCATACGCCGATCACTGACATTGAGCAGCTTAAGCACGATGCTATGGCTCAGCTTAGCAATATTGAACGTGGTGATCACCTTATCATTATTGTGGATTCAGTGGGTAATCTAGCTTCGAAGAAAGAAGTAGAAGATGCATTGGATGGTAAGTCTGTTGCTGATATGTCTCGTGCAAAGCAACTTAAGTCATTGTTTAGAATGATTACTCCTCACCTAACTCTAAAAGATATACCAATGATTGTTGTCAATCATACGTATAAAGAGATTGGACTTTATCCTAAAGACATCGTTTCAGGTGGTACGGGTGTTTATTATTCTGCTGATAACATTTATATCATTGGTCGTCAGCAAGAGAAAGATGGAACAGACTTGACTGGATACAATTTTATCATTAATGTAGAGAAGTCTCGTTATGTGAGAGAGAAGTCAAAGATTCCTGTTGAAGTATCATTTGAAGGTGGAATCAGTAAGTGGTCTGGATTACTTGAAGTTGCGCTTGATGGGGGATTTGTTGTTAAGCCTTCCAATGGTTGGTATTCAAGGAAAGGCGAAGATCAAAAGTATCGAGCAAAGGATACTTACACTAAAGAGTTTTGGGTTCCAATCCTAACAAGTAAAGAATTTCAGCAATACATTATAGATAGTTATAAAGTTAGTAACTCTTCTTTGATCACACAAGAAGTTTCAGATGAGGATATAGACGATGAATTTGCCAACGTATAGCACATGGGTAAGTGACCCCAGCGAAGAAGTAAAGAACTGGGGTTTCAGAATTAATGATGGGGAATATGAAGGCGTGACAGTTAAGATTAATGATGTCACTATGGGTGAAGAGGATCAAGTATCAGTTGATTTTGATGCAATATCAGCAAACGAAAGTCATCCTAAAGATTTCTCAACTAGTGACCCATTTCATGAAGTATTCAGTCTAATTTTTAATAAAATCCTTAAAGATGCAATCGAACTAGATGAATCGTATAGAGCTAACAATCCTTAAAAACTTAATGCACGACGAAGATTACATGCGTCGTGTGTTCCCCTTTCTTAAAGAAGAATACTTTAATGACTCAAATGACGTAACGATATACAAACACATTAAGCAGTTTGTTGATAAGTACAACAGTTGTCCAACATCAGAAGCACTTGTCATTGCATGTCAGAATGACTCATCCCTAAAAGAGCAAACTTATAAGGACGTTGTAGAGACAATTCAATCTCTACAACCAGAAAAATCAAACCTCGAATGGCTACTTACTGAGACAGAAAACTTCTGTAAAGAGAAGGCTGTCTACAATGCAATTATGACTTCAATATCGATCTTAGATGGAGGAGAAAAGAAACTATCTAAGGACGGTATCCCTTCACTATTACAGGAGGCACTAGGTGTATGCTTTGATAATTCTGTCGGTCACGATTATTTTGATAACTCTAGCGATCGTTACGATTTCTATCATCGTGTTGAATCGAGAATACCTTTTGATATCGACTTATTTAACAAGATTACCAAAGGTGGACTCCCTAATAAAACTCTTAATATTGCTCTTGCTGGCACAGGTGTTGGCAAGTCTTTGTTTATGTGTCATGTTGCTGCTGGGGCGTTGACACAAGGAAAGAACGTTCTTTATATTACTTTAGAGATGGCAGAAGAAAGGATTGCAGAGCGCATCGATGCAAACTTACTTAATGTCGAGCTTGATCAATTGCCAGATCTTCCTAAATCTATCTTTGAAGATAGGATTCAAAAGATATCAGCAAAGGCAATGGGTAGACTGATAGTGAAGGAGTATCCTACATCTTCTGCACACGTTGGCCACTTTAAGGCTTTGCTGAATGAATTAAAATTAAAGCGCTCATTTGTTCCTGATATCATTTTTGTTGATTACTTAAATATCTGTGCAAGCGCTAGGTATAAGCCTGGTGCCAATGTTAACTCTTATACACTAATAAAAGGGATTGCTGAAGAGTTGAGAGGAATGGCTGTAGAGTTTAACGTCCCTATTGTATCAGCCACTCAAACAACACGTTCTGGTTATTCAAACACTGATGTAGAATTGACAGATACTTCAGAATCATTTGGCTTACCAGCAACAGCGGACTTTATGTTTGCATTGATATCTACTGAAGATCTACAAAAGATGAATCAGATTATGGTTAAGCAGCTAAAGAATCGTTATAGTGATCCAAATAACTTTAAAAGGTTTATGGTTGGAATTGATCGTGCAAAGATGCGACTATATGATTTAGAAGCTGTAGCTCAGCAGGATATATCTGATTCCAATTTTAAGAATAAAGAAGATGCATTCGAAGACATAAACTTTATGCAGACAATCAAAAAGGGAGTAGACTTTTCATCGATTAAGGTCTAATAAATAAAGTAAAAGGAGTACCACTTATGAGACTAGGACCTACTGTCGAACAAGTTGAAAATGCAATCCTTCCTATCTATCAAGGAACTGTCTCAAGGAAACAATTAATTGATGTACTCAATCAAGAATTTGGTACTCCAACCCTTACTTTCCACAGTGAAAAGAACGTCTACTTCCTTCCATACTTTTTATCTGTATCAGGTTGGTATGATCCAGTTGATGATCAAAGAGCTGTTAATATTGTTCATGCAACTAAGATCAAAAAATTACTAATTAGCGATCTTACAGAGTTTTCCTTCTTAGTATCGCAAACAATTAAGCACGAAACGATTCATCAGCGTCAACAAAAGTATAAGTATGATAAGCGGTATAAAATTTCTAAAAAAGACTTTAGAAAGAAGTACAAGCAAAGCGAAGCAATCTACCTAGCAGATCCTGAAGAAATTCATGCGTATGCTCACGATATTGCGCTAGAAACTCTTTTTTACTATCCAAAGAAGAATCCTCTTTACGTTCTTGAGAATATTGATAAGACAAGGAAACTAAGTTCTTATAATTATTATAAAAGTATCTTTAGAGGGCAGCCTTGGGATCAAGTAAAAAACGACCTAATCAAACAAACTAAAAAGTGGCTTCCGCATGTCAACTTATGAAATCATAGAAATTGCACTTCTCTTACTTGCATGTTACGCATGCTATCAGGCTGGAATTAAACGAGGAATTGAGGAAACGATAGACCTTGTGATAGATGACGAAATCATCACAGCAGACGACTTCAATAAAGTACTCGATAAGAAAATCAAAGATCTCGAAAAGTAACATCTGTTGACCTCTTGAAGTGGATCCTATATGATCTGCTTCATGTACACAATCGGCCAATCAGTAGAAATCACGACGAAGTTTCCTTCGCATTACATCTATCGCAAGGAAGACTTCAATCTTACAACCCACCATGGCGTCGTTGTCGCTAATCCTAAGTGGTTGGAGAACCCCTCCAAGCATGTAACGATTAAGACTAACGATGGCATGACAAGAATAATTGCTCTTGAGCGAGTTGTTGGCTATAAGAGCGATGAACAGCCTACTACGCTAAGAACTTTTAGCGTCAAGTCAAAATCCAAACAATCAGAATACATCGTAACCGTTGATAACGGAAAGGCTAGCTGCGACTGCACTGGATTCCAGTTTAGACGTTATTGCAAGCATAGTACTGCAGTGTTGAACCTGATTGCACGGGAACAAAATACCCATACAGTTTAGTAGGACATTATTTCCTTTACTTTCAAGCAGTTACAGAAATGTTACGTTTGCTGTTGACCAAATCCAAATTATCTGTATGATGGACATATTGAACAAACAAACGGAAAAAACGAATGAACACAATTGAGCCAGGAACGAAGATTAGTTGGGTTTCACTAGCTGGAATCCTCGAAGGAACAGTAAAAAGCGTCAAGATTGTCAAAAATGCGTCAAATACGATGGTTCCGTTCATGATTATTGAGAATGTGATTGGAAGGTATGATCGTAAGCTGCACTCCAATCAATTGATGGCTGCAACTGATAGCTACCTGAAAATCATGAAGGTTGAAATCGATTCTGTAAATGCTTGATTTAACAGAGAATTTATCTGTTGACCTTTTTGGAGTTTTCTGAGATAATGGATACATCAACTGAGGAAACCAATATGATTAGCGAACACACAAAAGTTTACGGTTCTTTCACAATCAAGGACATTCAAGACGAGTTCCGTGCAAAGAACCTTCCAGTTCCTTCCGCAGAGGAAGTTTTGATTCGCGAAAGCATCTCACGCAAAGAGCTGCATGACCGAATCGGTTTTGTTGACCCGCGTGGTTATTTTCATCTTGACAAAGGAGTCAAAAAAGTGAGCGTTACTTCTAAATCATCTACTAAAGCTGTAAAATCTTCTAAATCTGGTCCTACCAAAGCTGAACGTGCTTTGGAGATCTACAAGAATCGTGGTTCCATGCCTCGCGAGGGCGTTATTCAAATGTTCATGCAAGAGCTTGGAATGACTAAAGCTGGTGCTACGACTTACTTCTACAATGCTAAGCGTGATGCTGGTGAAGTCTCTGCGCCTGCAGAGAAGCCTGCTAAGGCTAAGGTTGCGAAAGTAAAAGCAGAACCGAAGGTTGTTGTTGGTTCTGATGAGGAAGATCTCGAGATTACTGAACTTCGTAAGATTGCAGCTTAATTAAAAAGGGGGTATACTCCCCTTTCTTTTGGAGAAACAAATGCCAAATTGGTGTCTTAATCGAGTAACCTTCAAGCACGAATCACCTGAGATGATTGAGCGTGTAATCAACGGTGTAGAGAGTGAAAAGCTGTTTGAAGAGTTTGCACCTAATCCTAATCAAAAAGGCGATAATTGGTATGCTTACAATGTAGCTGAGTGGGGTACTAAATGGGATGCAGGGGGTCAAATCTCTGATCAAGGTGAGAATTTTGTTACTGCTATTATTGACACTGCATGGTCTCCTCCGATTGAATTCTACAGGAAGATGACTGACCTTGGCTTTCAAGTAGAAGCATTTTACTATGAGCCTGGAATGCTTTTTTGTGGAAAGTACACATCAGAAGACGATGAAGAGCATTTTGAGATGCAAAATGACTTGGATTGGGTGTTAGAGAACATTCCAACTGATATTGACGATGCAATGGGCATCAGTGATGATATCATGAGTATGATGGAAGAAGAGGAAGACGAATAGTTCTTTCAAATCAATATGTTACTAGCTGTTGACTTATATTCAGTATCGTGTATAATGAAGGTTCAATTGGAGAATTAATCAATGAAACAAACAAATCTTTCTGTCGTAACAAGCATTCTTAAAGCTCACAATGGTCAAGCTACCACAAAGCAGCTTCTTGCAGAGATTCAATCAAAGATCGATGTTTCAACGAATTATGCTCGTGTGTTGATGAGTCAAGCTAATAAGTCGATTGGTACTTCACCCCGTGCAGTGAAGAAAGCAGTTGCTGTTAAGGCTGCTGCAGAGGTTCGTGTACTTCAGGATTCCAACGACAAAGCATTTGAGGCTGCAAAAGCAGATGGAATCCAGCTTACGAAAGAGGAATTCGTTCGTCAGCGTGCAATCTTCTCTAACATGTTTCAAGGACTTGTCTAATATGACTTTCTCTACCCAATCTTCATCCAAACCTCGCCTCAAGAACGACACTCTTGGCGACCAATCGATTGTTGAATTGAATAACGCTTATGCGTCGATGGAATTGAATGAATTTAAGGTATTTGCAAAGAACATCGTTAATGCTGGTGGTGGTAAGAAGCCACGTAAAGATGAAATTTGCAAAGCAATTGATAACACAAATTCCAAGACTGGAGTATACAAAAAGGCATGTGACTTTGTCCTTGCTGGAATGGGTCTTGGCGTTTAAACTAGTTTAGCCAACCTTTGGCTGAAATGCAAGGGGATGCCCCCTTGCATAATTTTTTGTTGATATAATGGAGAATTATATGAGTTTACAAACTAAAGTATTGAATGTCCTTAAGTCTGGCCGTGATTTCACCCCTGCGCAAATTGCTGCGCTGCTTCGCACGACTGAAGGTTCTGTTAGTGCACGTGTATCTGAGCTCCGTGAGCAAGGGTATGCAATTTACAACAACACAACCAAAAACGGTAAAACTGCTTACCGTCTTGGCACTCCTTCACGTCGAATGGTTGCTGCTGCATACGCTATGCAGGGAAGTTCGATCTTCAGCCGCTAAAACCTAACCACCTAGGTTTTGAGCCCTCCTAAGTGAGGGCTTTTTTGTTTGATAAATATAACATCTACTAAAGGGGTTATATTTATATGTCAGCAGCTTCAGATAAGTATGAAAAGGATGTTGCAGATTACGTCGACTCATTACCTAATGTGAAGGCTGAAAGACCTTCTGTTTCTGTAAAATACCCTGATGTCAAGATTACTTACAAAAACAAGACTCATTGGATGGAAGTTAAAATGAGTCACACAGATAATCTTGGTAACACTCGTGTTTCATATATTAAAGGTAAATGGACTGCTGCCATGCCTCTTGATCCTATTAAAGAGTTTGCTATAGAATACTTAACAAAGAGCCCAAAGACAAAAGAATTTTTACAAGATATTGCTGATTTTGCAGGAATGGATTGGAAAAAGATGACGCTACCTTCAACAAAAGGTCCATTAGCGTTTCCAGAAGCTGTTCCGTATGATAAGGTAGCTAAATATTTTAAAACAAGACCACAGTATATTCTCGATGTTCCTAATGTTGATCTTGGTGAACTAGTTGTTCAACACTACTTGAAAGCAAAAGCTGCTCCAGCATATTACATGCAAGCAGGAGATGATTTCTATATGCTTAGTACAACAAATCCTTTTGGTCTTCCTAAAGATATTCCCAATCTAGGACTTGCAAGAAAGTGTATTGGTAATTTTAAAATGAGAATTGGAGTAAGAAGTGCAAGCTCTGCTTTTTATGAAATCCAACCTGAAATAAAGATCCAGGACATGCCTGAAAGCAAATATTCAGTAAGGCCTGGTACTTCAAAACTTAACCCTTTTATTAAATAATATGTACACTTTCAATGGATTCATAACAGAAGCACTTGACCTGCAAGGTCTAAATGCTCAACTGATGCACTTAGATCATCCTCATCAAAAGCACATCCTTTACAATAAAGCTGGTGCTCAGCTTGCTTTGTCTCTTGGCAAAAAGATGCATAAGCTCTATCAGACTGGCGATTCAAAAGATATTATGGTATCAAGAAAGGTCGATGGTGGTGTTAGTGTGATTATTGCTAACAGGAATGGTGAAGTTTCAGTATCGACAAAGTCTGCTTTCAATAAAGATCCAAAGATCAATTTTACAGATGAAGACATCGATCGCAATCATGGAAAGACACCAGGGCTAGCTGATACACTAAAACATGTTCTCAAGCATGCACAAGGACTAGTTCAAGATAATAAAGCTGTACAAGGTGATTTGATCTATACGCACAATCCAAATCGTCCAACGAATATGGAACCACAAAGCAATGGAACAACTACTCACAATGTTCCAAATAGAATTGGAATCATGCATGCTGGTCCTCCTAAAGCAATGGGAATAGCGTTGCACACTGAATATGATGAACACGGTATTGCGCGTTCTGGAATCTCACCTAAGACAATTAGACATAAGAAAGAAGTCTTTGTTGCAGACACTTCTTTTAAGGTTAATCCTCAACACTATGATCCAAAGCAACAACAAGCAGTTGAAAAACATTTAGCTAACGCAGAGCAATTACTTAAGAGTTATCCTCAACACTTTGAAGTCCCAAGCGAACACAAAGATCATTTGCTAACCTATATGAATTCACTATCTGATGGATTAAAACCAGGTGAAATTCGCAAGCCAAATATCGATGACTATATACAACATCTTGCTAACAAAGGGATGAAAGAGGCTGAAAAAGTAAAGACTGAGAAATCAAAGCAAGCTAAGATCGATAAGTTTGCAGAGATGGGTAAAGATGTAAGAAGAAATAGGCAGCAATTCAATACTCTTTTTAAATTCCATGACCATATGCATGGAGTTACTCAAGGCCTTATGTCAACTTTATCATTAAATAAAGCGTCTAACTTCGTTACAGATATTGATGGCCAACAAAGTACAGATGAAGGAGTAGTCGTAGCTGATAAACGTACAGGACAAATTATGGGCAAGTACGTACCTCAAACTATTGTTCATGAACTAAGACATAACCCAAGATTCAAGAGATCTTAGAGTTATCCCTTGCAGCGACGACAGGGGTAATTTTAGAGATAATGCAACAGGAAATCAACACTTAATTAGATGAAAAGCATCAAAGAAACAGAAATGCTTGTGAACCTAGCTAAAGCGCTAGGGCAAGAAGTAGACGAATCTACTCTCAAGCAAGCAAAGAAAATTTCATCACTTAAGCGTGAGGTATTAGAGTCTGTACGTTCTAATATCTTTACTGATCTTGCTAAAGCATCAAAAGATAAACCATCTACTGAGTTGGTTGTTAGTGCAGCGCCAGCTTATCCAATAGTAACTGAGTTTAAAGAACTCCCTAAACTCGTTATTCCAGATCCTATTGCTTTCCCTCTTCCACCTAGTATAGATGACATTGCTCATTTGTTGGATGAGAGTGAACCTGTAATTGAACCTGTTGCAGAAGAACAAAAAGAAGAAGAGGTTATTGAAGAACCTCAACCAGAATCAATGGCTCTTGCTACTGCAAAGTTTATTGGTGAGAGTAAAGATAGTTTCCAGCAGCCAGAAGTTGAAGAGATTGATCCAAACGATGTTGCAAAGCTAGCTAAGAAAGTAAAGTTCTTAGAGCAGTGGCTATCAAAAGTATCAATGGCTGGACCAGGTGGTGGTGAAACCAAGCTAAGATTTCTTGATGATGTAGATAGAGATACGATTGGCAATAACAAGTACTTAAGATACAACTCCACTAAGAACAAATTTGATTTTTCAAGAATTCAAGGTGTCATTACATCTGATACGCCACCCGATGATCCGATTGATGGAGACTTGTGGTATAACACGCTTGAAGGTAACTTATATGTTTGGTTAGTTGAGAATGATATTGGTCAATGGGTTGATACTGCTGATGGATCTGGCAGAAGAACAATTACAACGACAGAAGTTACTTCTAATGCTTATACAGTAGTTAGTACTGACGAATACATAGGAGTTAATTCTACTACTGTCGTTACTATTACACTACCAGTTACCGATAGCACTGGAAGAGTAATTATGATCAAAGATGAATCTGGAAATTGCGCACTTAACCCTATCACAGTTTCAGGAACAGTAGATAACGATGCTGGTGGTTTCATACTTGCACAAAACAATGGTGTTCAGCTTGTATACAGAAATGGATGGAGAATCATATGACGTATTTGTTTAGTGCTAACACTTCTGTTACCAATGAAGTTGAAGTTAAGAATGATACCGGCAATCCCGTTCCTATTTCTGGCAACGTTACTGTCATTAGCATTCCAGAAGTTGAAATAAAGAATGATTCTGGTAATGCAATACCTATCAGCAGAAATACAACGACGAATTCAGATCTAAATCCAATATTTGTCAAAGGTACTTCTGATACGAGCTTTTTTGCTCCTACACAAACAGATGCTTTTGGAAGACTAAGAGTAGCTAATCCATTCACTCTTTTTGATAGTTATTTTTCTATCGGTGATAATGAAAAAAGGTGGACAACTAGTAATACAAATAATACAACTTATGTTTATGAAGCGAACGCAGCTTGTATTACTATGAATGTGGGTACAGCATCTGGTGATAAAGTATACAGACAAACTAAACAATATTTTCAGTATCAACCTGGTAAAAGTCTTTTATCTTTGAATACATTTGTAATGAATTCAGGTAAGGCCAATTTAAGACAAAGAGTTGGATACTTTGACACACAAAATGGTATATTTTTAGAAAATTCTGATAATGTTAACTATATCGTTAAGAGAAGTTTTACAACAGGGGCTGTGGTAGAAACTAAAGTAGCTCAGAGTTCATGGAGTCACGATAAGTTAAATGGATCTGGTAATAGTAGAATTAATTTAGACATTTCAAAAGCTCAGATATTTTGGACAGATGTTGAGTGGTTGGGTGTTGGATCAGTAAGAGCTGGGTTTGTTATAGATGGTGAATTTATACAATGTCACCAGTTTAATCATGCAAATATAGAGTCAAATGTCTATATGACAACTGCGACTTTACCAATAAGATATGAAATAGAAAATATTGGAATAACGACTGGAAGCAGTATGTTAAAGCATATTTGTAATAGTATTATAAGTGAAGGTGGTTATGAACCTTCTGCAATCACAAAGTCTGCTTCAACTGAGTTAGCTGGTTTAAATATGTCACAAACAGAATTTAGACCAATTATAGCTCTTAGATTAAAAGCTGATAGGTATGGTCAAGTTGTTATTCCAACTAAGTTAGATCTTTTTGGGTTACAAAACACTCCTTTTGTATACAAACTAGTGCAAAAAGCTAACATTATAGGTGGATACTGGTCATCAACAGGAGAGGATAGCGTTGTAGAATATAATGCGAATGCTACAGCTCAAGGAATAGGTGGTTTTGATTTACTACAAGGAATGTTTGTTGGAGGAACTGGTGCTCAACCAATGACAGTTAATTTAAAAGATCATAATCATACGTTTCAGCTAAGGGCTAACATCACTGGAACTCCTGAAGTATTTGCTGTCGTTGTTAAATCTACAACTAACAATGATGATGCGTTGGGTTCTGTTGCCTGGGAAGAATATAACTAAACAAGAATGATTAATTTCCCATCAAATCCTACTACAGGTGACGTCTACTCCTTTCAAGGGAGAATTTGGCGCTGGAATGGTATTAGCTGGAGAACTATTGCTTCTAGTTATAGTGGCAATGTTATTATCATTGGTGGTAGTAGTGGTAATGTAGTTAGTGTTAATGGTCAAACTGGAATCGTTACACTTTCTACAGCAAATGTAGCTGAGTATGGTAATCTATATTTCACTAATGCAAGAGCAATTGGTTCGTTAACAGCTGGTGCTGGAATCTCTATTGCTGCTAATGGTAGAATCACGTCTACTGCAACTGGTGGGGGCGGTGGTGGAGGTGGTGATGTTATCAGTGTTAATGGTGCCAATGGATTAGTTAACTTATTTGTATCATCACCAACAACTCCTACCAACCCTACTTTAGGAACAATATGGTTTAAGTCTGGTGAAGGTAATTTATTCCTTTACATTAATGATGGTAATAGTAATATATGGATTGAGGTTGATACGGGAGCTGCAGATGCAAGCGTTGCTTCTGTAAATGGACAGGTTGGTGATGTCATTCTTACGACATCTAACATTACTGAAGGTGCTAATCTTTATTTTAGTAATACAAGAGCAGTTTCGGCACTAACCGCAGGAACTGGTGTTGATATTGCAGCTAATGGATTAATTTCTAGTACAGCTCTAGGTGGCGTTACAGGAATTAATAATAGTAACGGTAATGTGCAGATGTACTTTACATCTCCTACTGTTCCTAATGCAAATACTTTAGGTTCATTGTGGTTTAATCCAGTAGATGGAAACTTATCTGTTTACATTAGTGATAATACAAACAATTTCTGGATTGAGATAGATCAATCTGGTGCAAGTGTACTTTCAGTAAATGGTCAAACTGGATCTGTTGTTCTTACTACTGCAAACGTAGCAGAACAAAGTAATTTATATTTTACTAATGCAAGAGTTTATGCAAACGTCCTAGAATTAGGTTATGCTAAGACAAACGATCTTACTACTGCGAATATAAGTGAACTTACCAATCTTTACTATACCAATGCTAGAGTTTATGCAAACATTATTGAATTAGGATATGCGACAAATAGTTATGTTAATACTAGACTCTCAAGTAAAGCAAATGTAGCAGATCTTACTACAGCTAACGTTACAGAATTAACTTATCTTTACTTTACAAATACTAGATCTATTTCTGCACTAACAGCAGGAACTGGTGTAGAGATTGCAGCTAATGGATTAATTACAAGCACTGCAATAGGTGGTGTATCTTCTGTTAATGGTGCAAATGGAAATGTAAATTTATTTTATGCATCGAATACAGCACCAACTGAAATTCCATTAGGCTCTTTGTGGTATAAACAAGATCAAAGCAACATCTATGTCTATGTGAACGATGGGACAAGTAACATATGGATTGAAATTGATCAAGGAGGTGTTGCTGCTGATGTAAACACAGTTAATGGATTGACAGGAGATGTAGTTTTAACCACAGCTAATATTGCTGAACAAAGTAATTTATATTATACAAATGCACGTGTTTACTCTAACGTTATTGAATTAGGATATGCAACTAATTCATATGTTAACACAAGACTTTCAAGTAAAGCCAATGTAGCTGATCTTACAACTGCTAATGTTGCTGAATTAACAAACCTCTATTTCACGAATTCAAGAGTATTATCATACTTGCAAGATGTTGGTGGTAATTTGTTACCAGCATCAGATATTCAATACAGTTTGGGATCACCATCAAGACGTTGGAAAGATTTATACATTAGTGGCAATACTGTTTATCTTGGCAATGCACTAATTGAAGCATCTAATACATCAGTTACATTGCCACAAGGTTCACAAATTACTGGTCAGACGACTGATAATATTGCTGAAGGTAGTGTAAACTTATACTTTACTAATACTAGGTCAAGAGCAGCAGTATCGGCAGGAACTGGTGTTATCTATGATAAGATTGCTGGAACAATTGCAATTAGTCAGAATGTTGATATTACTTCAAACGTTACATTTCAAAACTTATTAGTTACTGGAAACTTAACTGTTACTGGTAACACTGTATCATTGAGTGTTACATCGTTGTCTGTAGAAGACAATATGATCTATTTGAATTCAAATAGTGAAGTAACGAATCCAGATTTAGGATTTGCTGGAAATTATAACGATGGATCTTATAGACATGCTGGTTTATTCAGAGATGCTACCGATGGCGTTTGGAAATTCTTTGATAATTATCAACCTGAACCAGATGCAAGTCCTTACATTAATACATCTAATGCTTCTTTTAGGTTATCCAACGTTCAAGTTACAAACTTAACTGGTAATGTTACAGGAACTGTTACTTCTCTAGAAAATCATACTACAAGCAACTTAGTTGAAGGGACTAATCTTTATTACACTAATGCAAGAGTATCAGCAAATGTTGCAACTCTTGGCTATGCACCAAATACCTATGTAAACACAAGACTGCTTACTAAGGCAAACGTTAGTGACTTGACTACTGCAAACGTTAGTGAACTTACAAATTTATATTATACTAATGTACGTGTCTATGATAATGTTATTACACTTGGTTATTCAACTAATGCCTATGTTAACACAAGATTACTAACTAAAGCCAATGTTGCTGATCTTACCACTGAAAATGTAGCTGAAGTAACCAATCTTTACTTCACCAATACAAGAGCAATCAGTGCACTCACTGGGGGCACTGGAATCATTATAGATTCGAATGGTAGAATTACATCGAGCGTTACTGGAGGTGGTGGAACAGCATCTGTTACAGCAAGTAACACTGCTCCAACATCTCCAACAGAAGGTGCATTATGGTTAGAGACTGATAATGGTGATGTTTACATTTACTATTCAAATAGTTGGGTAGCAATTAATGTTCCAAACTATATTGAACCAGTGTTATCGATTGATCAGTTTTCTGGCAATGATAGTACTCTAACTTATAACCTATCAGCCACTCCTGCAAATCTTTATTATACAACTGTATTTGTTGATGGTGTCTATCAAAGTAAGCTAACTTATAGCATTACTGGTAATTCGATTATATTTACAGAGGCACCTCCAACTGGCAGCAATAATATTGAAGTTACCACATATTCAATTAATTACCTGCCTGTCACTAAAGAATATAAATACAACAAGTATACAGCAAACGGTGTAGGTAAGGTTTATGGCTTGCAATCGTTTGGTCATACAAATACTTCAATCCTAGTATTTGAAAACGGTATATGTCAAATGCCAGAAGATGATTACTATGTGACAAGCAATGCAGTAATTTTTTCTACTGCACCAGCTGCAAACGTAGTAATACAAATTAGAGAACTTCCGTTAACATGACAACAAGAATAACATCAGATAATATTTCATTAGGCAATACTGCGCTGATATTGCCTGTTGGCACCTTTGATCAGAGACCTGGCACGCCAGCTAATGGAATGATAAGACTTAATACTTCTAATAATTGGTTAGAGTTTTATATGAATGGTAGTTGGAGTGTGTTGTGTAGTACTACACCATACGCCCTTGAGTTTATTGTTGTTGCTGGAGGCGGTGGCGCTGGTTCAGATAGAGGTGGTGGTGGAGGTGCTGGAGGGTTTGTTAGAGGAAACATATCAGCTTTTCCTTCTACATCTTATACTATTACAGTAGGTGCTGGAGGAACTGGTAGAACAAATGATGCTGATACTGGTTCTAATTCTTGTGTCTCTACGTTTGCAGATGCATATGGTGGAGGCGGGGGTGGCGGTTATCCAACAGGCTGTGGAAGACCTGGAGGATCTGGAGGCGGTGCAAGTACTGCTCAAACTCCTACATTCCTATGCAAAGGTAGTGGAACACCTGGTCAAGGAAATCCTGGTGGGTGTACAGTATCAGGAGGTGGGGGTGGAGGAGGAGGTGCTGGAGCAGTAGGATGTAATAGTTCTGGTGGCGGTGGAAGAGGTGGTAATGGATTCTTTTGCAATGATTGGGCAAATGCTACTGTAAGTGGTGCTGGGGCTTGGTATGCAGGAGGTGGAGGTGGTGCAGCATCAGCTGGACCTCCAGCAGGTCCAGGAGGAGCTGGAGGTGGAGGTAATGGAGCTTCTGGTGATAATGGAACTGGTGGAACACCTGGAACAACTAATACCGGAGGTGGCGGTGGTGGTGGCACAGGTGGCCCTTCTAACTCTGGAGGCAATGGAGGTTCTGGAATTGTAATTTTAAGATATCTTGGACCACAAAGAGGATCTGGTGGCACTGTATATTCAGGCAATGGATTTACATATCACAAATTTACTTCAACTAGTTCATATACTGGTTAACAAATGCCAATATCCTTTCCTACCAATCCTGCGCTCAATCAGACGTTTACTACGAACGATGGAAACTTCTATCGTTACAATGGTAAGGGGTGGATTCGTTCTAGTCCTAATTATAGTTGCATTGCAGTTGGTTCTATAACTGGAAACTTAATAGCTAATCTTACAATAGACAGTATAGATTTAGCAAATGGAGCAGTAACAACTGAAAAGTTAAACTTAGCTAATGGTTATTTACAGTTACCGGTTGGCACTACAGCACAAAGACCAAATACAGCTTCTAATGCATTATTGAGATATAATTCAACAGAAAATTACATAGAATATAACATAGGAAATACATGGTATTGTTTATGTAGTGGTCCAGCTCCTTATACTGTTGAGTATTTGGTTGTTGCTGGAGGCGGAGGCGGTGGTGGCTATGGTGGAGGCGGTGGTGGAGGTTATAGAACTGGAAATATATCTAATATTTTATCTGGAGTATCCTACACAACTACAGTAGGTAGTGGAGGATCTCTACATGGTTGTGGTACCTTGTCATGTTTTTTCTATATTTGTTCTTCCGGTGGTGGTTATGGAGGAGGACAAACTGAAACAGGACAACCAGCAGCCTCACCTGGAGGATCAGGGGGAGGTGGAGGTTATGGTCCTTCTGCTGGTGCAGGAAATGGAAATACACCATCTGTTAGTCCATCTCAAGGTAATTCTGGTGGTGCTGGTGCTCCAGGCAATCCTACTGCTGGGTCTGGGGGAGGTGGAGGAGGAGCTGGAGGCACAGGATTTGCAGCAACAGTAGCCCCTTCTTATTGTTTTGCTGGAAATGGTGGTATTGGAGCTTTTACTACAATTTCTGGATCAAACGTAGCCTATGCTGGTGGAGGTGGTGGTGCTTCTACACAACGTGGAGGTCAGGGTGGTATAGGAGGCGGTGGAGGTACTGCGTGGGGTCCAATCTCTAGTGGTACAGTGAATACTGGTGGTGGAGGGTCAGGTGGATGTTTAGGAGGTTCCGGAATTGTAATTTTAAGATATCTTGGACCACAAAGAGGATCTGGTGGTACTGTTACTTCTTCTGGTGGTTTTACTATTCATACCTTCAACAGTTCTGGAACTTATACAGCATAATGGCACTCACTAAAATATCATCCAAGGTTCTTGCAAACTCTTCAGTGACTGCTGAAAAAGTTAATATTGTATTTTACGAAAATGCTAACACTATAGATTTTGATTACACTGTGGCTGCAAACAAGAATGCACATAGTGCTGGTCCATTATCTATCACTGGCAATGTTACTGTTCTAGGAAATTGGGTTATCATATGAGTTCTACTTTATGCGTTAACAATTTAATGGCAAGATCTGGTAATGCTATTACTATTAGCGGAAACGTGTGTCTTAGTTCCAATGCTGGAGTAACATTACCTACTGGAACATTTAATCAAAGACCTGCCAATCCTGCCAATGGAACGATAAGATTTAATACTTCTAATAATTGGTTAGAATACTATTATGATAGTGCTTGGTATTATGTTTCTTCTACTAGTTTGAATAACTATAATATAGAATACTTATTAGTGGGAGGCGGGGGCTCTGGTAGTACCTCTATTTACGGTAATGCAGGTGGGGGTGCAGGTGGTGTCCTACACAACACTAGCAAAACAATAACAGCTGGTACATCCTACACAGTAGTGGTTGGCGCTGGAGCATCTGGTACTATAGGCTCTTGTAATATAATTGGAGGTAACACTTGTTTCGGTGTTGGTATTGCATATGGGGGAGGAAGCGGTTCTAATAACCCTGGAGGATCTGGTGGAGGGGGAGGACACTCTAACCCACCCGACCAGGGAGGGCTGTCTATTCAAACAAGTAATGACGGTGGAACAGGGTATGGTAATAGAGGTGGAGCAATGTCTTATTCTGCACCATACTATCCAAATGGTGGAGGTGGTGGTGCTGGGGCAGTGGGAGGTAGTGGATCTGGAAGTTCTGCTGGAGTAGGAGGCGCAGGAAGATATTTTACTGTTTCAGGTTCTAATGTTGCTTACGCTGGAGGCGGTGGAGCAAACGGCCAGCAAGGCATTACTGCAGCTGGTGGAGTTGGAGGAGGTGGTCCTGGATCTGCTCAATATACATCTAATCCAGGCTGTTCAGGAACGTCTAACACTGGAGGTGGTGGAGGAGCTGGAGGATTTAATGGTCCTACTGCATACCCAGGAGGCAACGGTGGTTCTGGCATCGTTATTTTAAGATACTCTGGTCCACAAAGAGGAACTGGAGGTAATGTTACCTTTATAGGCGGAAACACTATACATACGTTTACAAGTTCTGGAACTTATACAGCTTAGGAATAAAAATGGGAACAGTTTACGTTAATGAAATTTCACCAGATACAGCCTCTTCTATAACTATAACAAGAGGGTTGTTTGATAAGCCAACTTTTACCAATAGAATTATTGAACAGGCAACATTAAATGGAACAGCTGCAACAGGTAATGTAAATATTGATATGCTTGATCGTGGTATAAATTACTTTACATCTAATACCACTGGAAACGTGACAGTCAACTTGAGAGGAAACTCTACAACCACATTAAATACTATGATGGCTAATGGTGATGTTGCTTCTCAAACAATTATGTTAACGCAGGGTACTACTGCATATTTTGTTAATAATGTACAAATTGATGGAGTTCCTAGAGTAGTTAAGTGGCAAAATAACACAATTCCTACTGTTGGCAATGCAAATTCAGTCGATTTATATTCCTTAACAGTCGTAAAAATAGACTCCAATGTTTATACGATATTTGGCGGTCAAACTCAGTTTAAGTAATTATGCCTTTCCTCTCTACATTTGGTGGTGCTTCAACAAAGAATTTTGGTATTGGTAAAAAAGATAAAACCAATATAGAATACCTTATAGTTGGTGGAGGAGGATCGGGTGGAGATAGAGGAGGAGCTGGTGGGGGTGGTGGTGGTGCAATTACAGGTATAATATCATTAGCATCAAGCTGTTGCTTTCCAATCGCAATAGGATCTGGAGGATCAGCGCCTGCATATACTATCATAGGTAACCCTGGTGGCAATACTTGTATTGGCGCAACTATAATTGCTTACGGTGGGGGTGGGGGTGGTGTAGAAAATTCAGGTCCTGGTTTACCTGGAGGCTCGGGAGGCGGGGGAGGATCAACGACCGGAGTCGGGGGTACTGGAATTCAGGGCTGCAATGGAGGAAATGGATCTCCAGCAAGTGGTGGTGGTTACTCTGGAGGAGGTGGAGGAGGCCAAACGCAGACAGGAATTTCAGCTACTTCAACTGTTCCAGGAAATGGAGGATTAGGTCTATATAGTTCCATTTCTGGTTCTAATTTAATGTATGGATATGGAGGAGGAGGAAGTTTTTGGTCTACATCTCCACCTAGGTCATGTGATGGTAACGGTCAGATTAGTGGCGGTCAAGGTGGGTCAACTTCTGGTGTAAGTTCCCCTGCAAATAGAGGAGGAGGTGGAGGAGGTTCTGGTTATGGAATTGGATCAGGCTTTAGTGTAGGGGCTGGTAATGGTGGTTCTGGAGTAGTAATAATAAGATACTTAGGACCTCAAAAAGGAACAGGAGGTACTATAACTAACAGTGGTGGTTATACTATCCATACTTTTACAACCACTGGAACATTTTGTTTTACTGGATAAAAGGAGTTAACTTAATATGGCACATTTTGCTGAATTGGGAGAAAATAATGTCGTTCTTCGTGTAATAGTTGTAGCAAATTCTGATACAGCGGATGCAAACGGCAATGAAGTGGAAGAGATTGGTGCAACTTTCTGTAGAAACCTTTTAGGTGGAACATGGAAGCAAACTAGTTACAATGGTAACTTTAGAAAAAACTATGCAGGTATTGGTTACACATATGATAGTGGAAGAAATGCTTTCATCCCACCAAAACCATATAATAGTTGGATACTAAACGAGACAACTTGCAATTGGGAAGCACCAGTAGCATTGCCTCAAGATGCCGGAACTGGTGATCCTCCTAAGTTTTATCGTTGGGATGAAGATACTGTTAATTGGGTTGAAGTAGTGCTTGAAACACAACCATAATGACATTTCCGTTAAATCCGAGTGTTGGTCAAGAAACATCGGTAGCTGGAAAACGCTACCGATGGAACGGTGAATTGTGGACTAGAATTAGCGCCGTTGTTTCTGCTAATCTAGTCAATTCTGCTGCTATTATAGATAATAGTGTTGCACTTGTTGACCTAACAAGTGCAGTATCATCTCTCATCCTTTCCAAGGCTAACATATCAGATTTAACGTCTTCCAATGTCACTGAAGGTAGTAATTTATTTTTTACCAATGCAAGAGTCTATAGTAATGTTATAGATATTGGATTTTCAACTAATGCATATGTTAATAGTAGATTATTAACGAAAGCAAATGTTAGCGATCTCAATACAAATAACATTACTGAAGGCTCTAATCTATATTTCACAAACACCAGAGCAATAAGTGCATTAACTGCGGGCAATGGAATCACTATTGAAGCCAATGGTTTGATTGTTGGTGCTGCACAATATGGGGATCAAGATGCTTATGCAAATACTATATTATTAGATTATGCAACTAATACGTATGTAAATGCTAGAGACCTAACTAAAGCAAACGTTAGCGATCTAACTACAACCAATGTTACAGAACTAACTAATCTTTATTTTACTAATTCAAGAGTATACGCAAACGTTATTGAATTAGGATATGCAACAAATACATATCTTACTAATAGGTTACTAACTAAGGCAAATGTTAGTGATCTTTATACAAGTAACATTATCGAAGGTTCTAATCTTTATTACACCAATGCTAGAGCAAGAGCTGCTCTTAGTGCTGGAACTGGTGTTGCGTATAATCCACAATCAGGTGAAATATCAATTAATCAAAATGTTGATATAACATCAAATGTTACATTCCAAAACTTATTAGTTACTGGCAATCTAACAGTAACAGGAAATACTGTTACAATTAGCGCAACTTCTCTTGCAATTGAAGATAATATGATTTATCTCAATGCAAATAGTGAAGTAACTAATCCAGATTTAGGATTTGCTGGTAACTATAATGATGGAACATACCACCATGCAGGAATCTTTAGAGATGCTACTGATGGTGTTTGGAAGTTTTATGATGGTTATCAACCAGAACCTGATGCAAGTCCTTATATTGATACAGGACATGCATCTTTCAGACTTGCAAATATCCAGGCAACGAATGTTGTTGCAAACTTAACTGGAAGAGTATCTTCAATTGATAACCACACTACTAGTAACTTAGTTGAGGGTGATAATTTATATTTTACAAATGTAAGAGCAGTATCTGCTCTTACTGCTGGAATTGGAATATCACTTGAATCAAATGGTCTAATCACTAGTACAGCATTGGGTGGTGTAACGAGTGTTAATGGTGCTAATGGAAATGTCTTACTTTATCACACATCAGACACTCCTCCATCAACAAGTACATTAGGTTCTTTATGGTTTAATGCAACCGATGCCAATCTTTATGTATTAATTAATGATGGAAGTGGAAATGTATGGTTAGAAATTACACCATCAGAAAATTATGGTGTAACTGCTGTATTTGGACAAACACAAACTGTTTCCAATGCTCAACTAGCTTGTGCAACTATTTCTTCTGGTGTCCTAAATACTAATAATGTTGTTGAAGGTGATAATTTATATTTCACAAATACAAGAGCAGTATCTGCGTTCACTGCCGGTCAGGGTATCACAATTGCAGCAAATGGAAGAATAACAGGTGCAAGTCAATATGGTGATACAGATGTTTATTCTAATGTAAATTTAATTGGATTTGCAGCAAATAGTTATGTAAATAATAGGTTATTAACTAAAGCTAATATTGCTGACTTAACAACAGCAAATGTAATAGAGCTAACAAATTTATACTTTACAAATACTAGAGCAGTTGGTGCTTTCTCCAGTGGTTCTGGAATCGATATAGCAGCCAATGGAAGAATAACTAGTACTGCAGCAGGTGCAGCAACAGGTGGAGGATCAGATGCAGTGTTTTTCCTTAATGATAATGTAATTACTGCTAACTATACTGTGCCTACTGGAAAGAATGCAGTTACTGGAGGTCCTATTACTATTAACGATAATGTTGTTATAACAGTTTCAGATGGATCAGTTTGGACGATTGTATGAGTATTGTTAGAGCAAATAAATGGCAACGCGTAGATGGTGTAAACTATGGTACTATTTTACAGGTAGTTTCTGGGCGTAATGGCGATTATTTTTCATCGAGTTCAACATCATGGACAGATATTACTAGCCTAACAGCAACGATAACACCTTATTTTAATACAAGTAAAATTCTAGTTACCTTGTCAATGGGTCGTGCAACAACGTCTCTGAATAATTTAGATTATGTTTGTATTATTCGAGTATTAAGAAATGGTAGCGACGATGTAGCAATAAATGGAAATACATCATCGAATAGATTGAGAATATGTATGAATGTTAATGGTTTGGCATACAATGCTGACCATTCTCCTGGTGGCTGGAGTTGTCAGGCATTAGATAATCCTTTATCTTCTTCAGCTTTAACTTATAAAGCCCAAGTTTTGTGTCAAAGTGCTTCGTATCCTTTTATTATGAATGGAACGCCAAATAATAATGATACTTCTGCATCTTTTCATGCAAGAGGCCAATCTAGTATAACATTGATGGAGATAGCCCAGTGATTGTGCAAGCTCTTTTAAATTTAAGACCTGGTGCTGAGTGGAAGCTATTGGGTACTTCATATGAGGACATTGAATGGTTAGATTCATTTCAAACTTTACCATCACAAGAAGAAATAGACACAGAAATTTTACGTATTAATCAAGAATATCAAGAATTAAAATATCAACGAGATAGAGCAGTAGAGTATCCACCATTATCAGAATTAGCTGATGCATTATATTGGCAAAGTAAAGGTAATAATCAACCAATGACTAATTACATTGCTGCATGTGAAGCAGTAAAAGTAAAGTATCCTAAAGGTGTATAATGGCTAGTATTGCAAAATTTGATGAGTGGCAAAATTCTTTAGGAATTAGGCAACAAACTATAGTTCAAACTATTCAAACATTATATACAGATACATTTTCGACCACTGGCTCGTCTGGTTTTTTTAATTTTACGGGGCTGGATACTACTATAACTCCTAAATTATCTAATTCTAGGTTTTTTATATGTTATAATATTATGATAGGCTATGCTGATTCAGCTTCTAGGCGTGTTGTGCTTAAAATAAATGGATCTTATTATAACACTAGATCAACTGATACATATAGAGCTTCAGGTTTAAGTTTTTATTTACATAATGCTGGTAGTAATCTTAGCGATGCTACTATTTTAGCACACCAAAGCCAGTATATATTTCAAAATACAGGCACATCAAATTTGTCAATATCGTTTGAATTATACAAACAAAGTACCGGAGCTATGTATGTTAATAGAAGTAGCAATTATGATGATGATGCAAGAGGAAGGCCTTTATCATCTTTAATAGTTATGGAGATAGGGTAATGATTACAGAAGCTTTAAGATTATTACGTCCGGGTGCTAAGTTTACTGTTGTTAACGAAGATTATAATCAAATTGATTGGTTAGATAATAGTTATACTAAGCCTACGAGAACAGAAGTAGAAAATAAAGTAGCAGAATTAGTCAAAAATTATCAAGATACCCAATATCAGAGATCTCGACAATTGGAATATCCTCCTATTACAGATTACTTAGATGGTGTTGTAAAAGGAGATGAGGATCAAATTAATGCTTATATTGCAGCTTGCCAAGCAGTAAAAGCAAAATACCCTAAGCCGGAGTAATTAATGGCGATAGCAATTAACGGATCAGGTTCTATTACTCCTTCAGGTAGTAGTGTGGTGTCTTATCCTGGTGCTGTATTGCAGATGCAGGCAGCTAGAAGTGGTCCAGCTGGTCAAACTATTTCAAGCACAAGTCCTACTCTAATAACTGGATTATCAATTAGTTTTACACCTAAAAAAGTTGGTAGTTTATTAGTTTTTAATGCTCTTATTAGTAGTAGCCATACCCACGTTACTAGTTTTGGTATATTCAAAGACGGTGCTAGTACTGTATCAACAAGTGGATATACAAACGATAACGAAGCTAATATGCAAGCAACTTCATATTTTCCTCCACTTTCTTCTGATACCAGAACAGATGTAATTCGCCAAACTAGTTTAATGCATTACGAAACTGTAGACAGTCTTACTGCTAGGACTTATGGAGTATATGCTACAGCAGGATGGGCTGGTACTACATACAATTTGTATATTAATAATAGAAGTAATGGTGATATGGCGAACTTCAGCTATTTAACTATAATGGAAATAGCCCAATAATTTATTAACATTTTAAGAACTTAAATGTCATTTCCTACTAATCCAACAACAGGCGATATCTATGTCTACTCTGGTAAGACATTTAGATGGAGTGGTGTAGCTTGGGTAAAAATTGCAATTTCTCCAGCCATTACTACAGCAAATGTTGCTGAAGTAACTAATCTATATTTTACTAACACTAGAGCAATATCAGCTCTTACAGGTGGTCAAGGTGTAAACATTGCTGCAAATGGTTTGTTAACAGGCGCAGTACAATACTCTAACACAGATGTACAATTATACCTGGGAAATGTTACTGGCAATATTATTCCATCTGCAAATGAAGTTTATAGTCTTGGATCAAGTACTAAAAAGTGGAAAGATCTATTTCTTTCAGGTAATACAATTGTCCTTGGAGAAACAAAACTCGAATCATCTGGCGATGGTTCTTTAGCAATTAAGAGTACTAATGTTGAAGTAACTAATCAAATATCGTTTGCATCAAATGGATACATTGCATCCACAGCTGGTCCTGTGCAGACAGCTGGTGCTGTAGTTCCTAAAATAGCAAATATTTTAGTATCAGATTCAGATTATAATATACTAGATGATACTGCTGCAGACTCTCAAGGTTATATTGTTATTAATGGTTCGTTATTCGATAACCAATCTACGGTAATTATTGGTACATCAAGTGCAGGATCAGTAACATTCGTTAATTCTTCACAACTGAGAGCAAGATTACCAGTTCTTTCACCAGGAACCTATCCAGTATATGTCGTCAATAGTGATGGTGCAACAGCTACTAGAGTAAATGCATTAAACATTTCTGGTTTTCCAACATGGAATACAGCATCTGGCAATCTTACTGCAGTCTATGAATCTATTCCTTTTTCAGTTACATTGAATGCAAATAGTGATTCGAATGTAACTTATTCGTTATATTCTGGATTACTTCCGACTGGTGCAAACTTAGATGCTAATACTGGAGTATTATCTGCTGCAAATGCAGAAATCACAAATAGTAATGTAACGTATAACTTTACTATCAATGCTACCGATCAACAATTTCAAAACACATCAAGAGCATTCAATATTACTGTAGTTAGAGATCAGGTTATATTAAACAATATTTCTAACACAAATCAAGTACTTTATGCACTAGTACCTTCAGATTATTATGTTAATGCAACGACATTAAGTGGCAGAGGAATCACATTAACTGCTAATGCAATTCCAGCAGGAATGACTATTGACCTAGCTAATAATAAAATTACTGGAACACCAAATACTATTTCTAATGTTTATTCTGTAATTACTGCAACTTCTAATATTAGTAATAAATCTAATTCTTATAATGTATTTTTTGAAGTTCAGCAGGCTCTATTAGCTATAGAATATTTGGTAGTAGCAGGAGGTGGTGCTGGAGGCGGTACAGGATCAGGGGGTGGCGCAGGAGGAGTACTTTGTTGTACTACTCAAATATCTCCAGGGACCTACTCTATTGTTGTTGGCGGCGGCGGTGCAAAAACAACAAGCACAGGTCAAGGTAATAATGGTGATAATTCTTGTGCTTTTGGAACAACAACTTATGGTGGCGGTGGAGGTGTAAGTCATGGTGCTGGTCCTGGTGTACCGGGAGGCTCTGGAGGTGGAGCTTCTATTGTTACTGGTGGATCAGCTGGGATAGGTGGTAGAGCACTTTATGGAAGCCAAGGGACTCCAGGTGGTAATTCACACGTAAATGGTAGTTGGGATGGAGGTAGTGGTGGTGGAGGAGGTGCTAGTTCGGCTGGAGGAGGATCTGGTCCTGGATATAGTGGAGGCGGTGGTGCTGGATTGAGTGTACCTGGTTTTTCAGCAATTGGGGGTTCTCCAGCTGGCTGTTTTGGTGGTGGAGGTGGTGGAGCTGCCGTATATGGTGGTAACGGTGCAGGTGGTGCAGGTGGAGGCGGAGGAGGTGGTAGATCGAGTAATGATGGAGGAACACCAGGAACAGCATGCACCGGAGGCGGTGGAGGGGGAGGATCCTTTACTGGAGGATCAGGTTATTATGGTCCAGGAGGAAACGGGGGATCAGGAATCGTTGCTGTTAGATACTTAATTTCATCTGGTTGTAATTTAACTGGTGGAACTATAAGTTGTTCTGGTGGTTATAAATACCATCTGTTTTGTTCTTCAGGTAACTTGGTAAAAAGCTAATGACATTTCCTACTAATCCGTCAGTTGGTGAAAACTATACACTTGGAGGTAAGATCTTTAGGTGGACAGGAACCTATTGGTCAAGACTGTCTTCTGCTGTTGAAGTAACTAATGTTATTCAAAATAATGCTGTCGCATCTGTAAATATTCAAGATGGTACAATAGAATTAATCGATTTGTCTTCAAACGTTGCAGCATCTTTTCCTTCTAATAATTATATTAATATAAGATTAGCTACCAAAGCTAATGTTAGTGATCTAACTTCTGCAAATGTTACAGAACTAACTAATCTCTATTTTACTAATACTAGGGCAATTGCAGCATTTACTAGTGGAAGTGGAATTAATATTGCCGCAAATGGACTAGTTACTGGTGCCTCTCAGTATGGTGATCAAAATGCATATGCAAATACTATTCTATTAGATTATTCTACTAACTCTTTTGTTAATAGTAGATTACTAATAAAAGCAAATGTTGCTGATCTCACCTCTGCAAATATTACAGAACTAACTAATTTATATTATACAAATGCACGTGTTTATGCAAATGTCCTGGAATTAGGATATGCAACAAATAGTTATGTTAATGCAAGATTAGATACAAAAGCTAATGTTGCTGATCTTACAACTGCAAACATTGGTGAACTTACAAATTTATATTATACTAATGCAAGAGTTTATGCTAATGTCCTAGAATTAGGGTATGCCACTAATCTTTACGTAAATGCTAGAGACTTAACTAAAGCTAATACTTCAGATTTAACTACTTCGAATGTTGTTGAGCTTAGCAATCTTTATTTTACTAATTCAAGAGTATATTCTAATGTATTAGAATTAGGATATGCTACCAATCTATATGTAAATGCTAGAGACTTAACCAAAGCTAATGTTAGCGATTTAACAACAGCAAATGTATCAGAGTTAACTAATCTTTATTTTACTAATGCAAGAGTATTATCCTACTTGCAAGATGTACAAGGAAACTTACTTCCAGATTCAGATTTAGTATACAGTTTAGGTTCTCCATCTAGAAGATGGAAAGATTTGTATATTAGTGGTAACACTGTTTATCTTGGCAATGCACTAATTGAAGCAAGTGATACATCAGTTACGTTACCTCCAGGATCAGCAATTACTGGTCAAACCACAGATAATGTTGCAGAAGGCAATGTTAATGTATATTTTACTAACTTAAGAGCAAGAGCTGCATTATCACCAGGAACTGGAGTAATTTATAATAACAATACTGGTGTAGTATCTATCAGCCAAAATGTTGATGTTACTTCTAATGTTACCTTTCAAAATTTATTAGTAACAGGTAATTTAACAGTTACAGGAAACACAGTAACACTCAGTGCTGTGTCGTTGTCTATTGAAGACAACATGATATACTTAAATTCTAATAGTGAAGTAACAAATCCTGATTTAGGATTTGCTGGAAATTATAATGATGGTAGTTATCGACATACTGGATTGTTTAGAGATGCGACTGATGGTGAATGGAAATTTTTTGATAACTATCAACCAGAACCTGATGCTAGCCCTTATATTAACACTGCTAATACCTCTTTTAGATTAGCTAATGTTCAGGTTACAAACCTAACTGGTAATGTTACAGGAAGAATTACTTCATTAGATAACCATAGTACAAGTAATCTTACTGAAGGTACGAATTTATATTATACAAATGCAAGAGTTTCAGCTAATGTTGCAACTTTAGGATATGCTCCCAATGCATACGTCAACGCAAGAGATCTCACCAAAGCTAATGTTAGTGACCTTACTACTTCTAATATAGCTGAATTAACAAATTTATATTATACCAATGCAAGAGTATCAGCTAATGTTGCAACGTTGGGTTATGCACCTAATACCTATCTAAATACAAGATTATTAACAAAGGCAAATGTTAGCGACCTAACTACTGCAAATGTATTAGAGTTAACAAATCTTTACTTTACCAATACAAGATCAATTTCAGCACTAACTGCAGGAACTGGAATTGTTATAGCTGCTAATGGTATGATTATAGGCAATTCTACAAGTACACAAGAAATAAAAAGGTTATCTTTTGGCTACAATTCTATATTCGGGGGTTAAATGGCAGCACCTAATTTACTAAATCTTAGTAATGGTTTTGGTAGAAGCACAGGAACTACCTTAACCACGACTTTGGCCTCTGTTTTATCTAATGGTTCCAATAGTGGCAATTTGATAAAAATTAATAGTGTAATTATTTCTAATATAGATGGTGTTAATAACGGGGACTACAATTTATCGTTGTATAAAAATAGCTCTACTGATTTATATATTTCGTGGTCTGTAACAGTTCCTGCAGATTCTGCTCTTATTGCTGTAACCAAGGATATGGGTTTATATTTGGAAGAAAATGATCAACTTAGAGCTAATGCTTCTGTAAACGGAAGATTAAATTGTATTGTAAGTTATGAGGTTTTATATTAATGCCTCTTAATGTAGGGTTATTTGGATTAGCTAAATCAGCTAATGCTGGTTACGCTAATGGTGTCTTTGACATTTTTGAACAATTTTTATATAAAAAGTCTAATTCATGGCCCAATAATCAAGCAACATATACTGTGACTTCCAATGTTTCTGTATTATCTGAAGGTAGCTCAGCTCTTATTAGTGTGCTTACGAGAGATGTTGCAAATGGTAATACATTATACTGGAATAATTATGGAACAACAAATGCATCTGATATAACTGCAGCAATTAATAGTGGTACTATTACAGTTAATACATTCTTATCTGGAGGCATGCCAGGTAATGTATTAGGGACTGCTAATTTAATTGTTACCCTTAGTAATGATAGTAGTACTGAAGGTACAGAATATGCAAATATTGCAATCAGTACTTCCAACAATGGACCTATTCTAGGATTTGCTAATTTATTAATTCAAGATACAAGTCTAACTCCTGTATCTACTTCTGTAGAATACTTAATAGTTGCTGGAGGCGGAGGTGGTGGAAGCTCTGGAGGAAATTCTGGTGCTGGTGGAGGAGGAGCTGGTGGTTATTATTGTGCAAATATTACTGGTGGTATAACTACTGGTCTTTTCTTTCCTCTATCAATTGGGGCAGGAGGAGGACAAAATAGTAATGGTTCTAATAGTTGCTTTGGTGGTAATACAGGAATTACATTATGCACTGTATGTGGTGGTGGAACAGGTGGTGTAGGAAGAAGTTCTGGCGGCTCTAATGGAGGATCGGGAGGCGGTGGAGGTGGAAGAACAGATCCACCAGGTCCAGGTTATGGTGGTGGATCAGGAACTGCAGGTCAAGGTAATCCTGGAGGATCTGGTTATCACGTAGGTGGTTCTAAGATTGAAGGAGGTGGTGGCGGTGGTGCAACAGCATCTGGTACTTCTGCTGATGGCTCAAGTTATCCAAGTGGTGTTAAACCTAATGGTGGTGATGGATGTTTAACATCAATAACAGGTGCGCCTCTTTATTTTGCAGGCGGTGGAGGTGGAGGTGGTCATTACAATGGTACTAAGGTTGGAGCAGGAGGCTTAGGTGGAGGTGGAGGAGGTGGTGGTAATAATCCAGGTACGTGTGGAGGGGGTTGTGCTTTAAATTCTGGAAGTGCGGGAACTACCTCATCAGGATCTGCACCAGGAGGCAATGCAGGAGCTAATACTGGAGGTGGCGGCGGTGGCGCAGGAGGAAACAACGCAAGTAGTGGGGGATCAGGAGGATCTGGAATATTAGTATTAAGGATACCTAGTGCAAGAACAGCTACATTCTCAGCTGGAGTTACCGCAACTCCAGCTAATACTAGTATAGCTGGAGTAAAAATTTATTGTGTGACTGCTGGAGCAGGGACAGTTTGTTTTTCGTAGAGGATATTATGGCACATTATGCTTTCTTAGATCAAAATAATATAGTTGTAGAAGTAATTGTAGGAAAAGATGAAACAGACACTACTTTAGATTGGGAGCAACATTATTCTGAGGTAAAAGGTTTAGTATGTAAAAGGACTAGCTACAATACAATAGGAAATGTTCATGTATATGGTGGAACACCCTTTAGAAAAAATTATGCTTCTATTGGCTATTATTATGATCAAGAAAAAGATGGATTCATTCCTCCAAAACCTTTTGATAGTTGGATTCTTAATAATGATACTTGTTTATGGGAAGCTCCCATTACTAAACCTGATGATGGAAAAAGGTATCAATGGAATGAAAACTTAATAAATTGGGAAGAAGTGGAATTTTAAAAACAATAAATAATATATTGTTAACAGTTTTATTCTAATGGACTTTCATGGACTTCAAATCTTTTATTGCCGAGGAAGAACAATCTAAGCATATAGTGTTTGCCTATATGCGTGGCAATCCACCAACATCAGGGCATGGTCTTGTAGCACATAAGGTGCGAGACACTGCACTCCAGCACAAAGCAGATCATGTGGTTGTTATGTCACATTCACATGAACCAAAAAAGAATCCTTTACCCCCAGCTATCAAAGTCAAACATGCCAAAAGAATGTTTCCTGGCGTGAATATTGAGCATTCTTCGAAAGAAACACCAACATTCATGCACTATCTTGATAAGTTTCATAAGGCTGGATATAAAAAGGTAACGATGGTAGCTGGTTCTGATCGTGTTGATGAGTATAAAGAAAAAGTAGAAAAGTATAAGCATCCAGGAATGGATGTAGAAGTTCTATCAGCAGGACACAGAGACCCAGATGCTGAAGGAACTACTGGAATTTCAGGAACAAAACAAAGAGAGCATGCATCAAATAACGATTTTAAATCATTCAGAAAAGGAATACCATATCATGTATCAGATGAACACGCAAAAGAACTTTTTCATGATTTGAGAAAAGGAATGAAGATAGAAGAACAAAAAACGATGCCAGAAATCCCTGATATTCGTGAATTATATATTGCCGGTAAAATATTTAAACTTGGTGAAGAAGTAACTACGTTTGATGGAAAGCATGGAGTAATTGTTTACCGTGGAACTACCTATGTAACGATTCAAGAAGAAGACGGTTCTACATCTAAGCATTGGATTGCATCAGTAACAGAAAGTAAATTTTATAAAGATTCTGGTGCCTACAAAGAAAGACCATCATTTAAGAATTTTCCAGATGTTAATAAAAAGAATGCACCAAAAGGTGTTGCATCTGCAGCAGAAGTAAAGAAAAATCAAGATAAAGCTAAAGAAAAAGTTAAGAAAAATCCAGACGATCCATCACTGATGGAGCCATGGAGTACTGATAAGAACGTTAAAACTAAACCTTCTATCTATACACTTAGGGCAAAAAGAATGTTTGGCGAACAACAAATTCCTTTCCTTTGCATGACAGATAAACAAAAACAGGAATTGAAGGAAGAGAATTCTCAAATTACTTTTGCAGGATATGCAACTAGACACTTTGATATGTGTCCAGGCGCTCAGGCTCTTTTTAATCAATTAACAAAAGATACTAGTTTAAATACTGAAAAACTATTGCAAGCTATGCAAGCTACTGATCAATACTTAGGTATTGAGAAGAAAGCAATAAAGGATGGATTTGCTAACGAACAAATGATGCATCTTTTTATGATGAAATTTGCAATTGCACATGACACGTTAAATCTTTTAAATGTAGACGATACAAAGTTAGAGTTCATGAGAGGTCATTTACAAAAGATGTCTGATCTTTCTATTCATAGAGACGGAAGTTTTGCAAATGAACCAATGGCACACGTTCCTACATTTACAGCAGGAGGATCAGAAGTGGAAGAAGATGTAGATACATCAGATTATAAAGAAATAGAGACAGTTGGTCCTGGTGGTAAAGTGTTTAAGAGAAAAATAAGAAAAGGAAGAATTGTGACAGCAAAAGATGGAACTCCTGATCAAATAGATGAAGCTGCTGAGAAAGGACTTGCTGCAAAGGCTAAAGCATCTGGTGTATCGCTTGGTACTCTAAAACAAGTGTATAGTAGAGGGATGGCTGCCTGGAAAACATCTCACAGACCAGGAACTACTCCTCAACAATGGGGTATGGCAAGAGTTAATTCCTATATCACTAAAGGTAAAACTTATCATACAGCTGATAAGGACTTAAGAGAAGCAAGTGAAACTATTTCTCCACTAAGCGATAAACAACCAAGAGATATCAATTTTAGTGATAGTAAAGATGCATGGCACGGTGTTGATAAGACAATCGATGATCAAGGACACGAAGGTAAACCTGTTGGCTTAGTATCATTTAAGAGTTATGCTGGCAATCCCGAGACTCAAAAAGTAACAGCAGCACACGGTGCAGAGCGTGAAAGTATTCATAGAGCTCAGGTTCAACAATTTACACAACCATCATCTGCATATAAATCAATGAGAAAAAGACAACAACTGGAGCCCTAAATGGATGAATTAGTACAATATTTAAGAGAGTGTTTGGCAAATACATTTGTCATGTATTTTAAGGCTCACCAATTTCATTGGAATGTTGAAGGTCCAAATTTTCCACAGTATCATAGCTTTTTAGGTGACCTCTATGAGGAGTTACATGGTGCTGTTGATCCAATTGCAGAACAAATTAGAACATTAGATCAGTATGCACCTACATCTATCGCTGCTATGCTTGCAATGAGTGCTGTAATGGAATCGCTATCAACTGCTCAACCAAGAGAAATGTTTGCATCATTAAATACTGATAACGATATTGTATTACTAACTCTTACCAAAGCATATCAAAAAGCTGAAGAATTAGGTCATTTAGGAATATCAAACTTTTTACAAGATAGATTAACAGCACACGAAAAACATGGCTGGATGTTAAGGGCTACCATTAAAAATGCTTAATTTTAAAACTTACCTTTCAGAAGAAATCTCTGACGATGAACTAGAGGATATGGCTAATCGCCTATCTTGGGAAGATATTGCTGATCTATATGCTCCAGAAGACTTTGAAGAAGAACTAGGTATCGAAGTCAAAGAAGAAGCTTTGGAAGAAAAAATTTCTGCATCTTCTAGAATGAAAAAACATATGGATTTTGCAAGATCAGCTGCAAAGCGCAACCTTGCAAGAAGCCTTAAGTTAAAACGTTCTTCTGATTTGAATACTCTGAAAAGTCGTGCTCATCATGCAGCAAAGCGTGCATTAATGAGCAGATTATTGAGAGGAAGAAGTAAGGATCAATTATCTGCTGCTGAAAAAGATAGAATTGAACAACAACTAAAATCAATGGAAGGAATAGTAAATAACCTTTCACAAAAAATGTTGCCAAGAATTAGAGAGATTGAACGTTCTAGATTATCAAGCAGAGCTAAGAAGTGAAGTTTAAACAATTTTCATTGCAAATAGATGAAGCAGCTGGTGGTTGTCCAGTTGCCACTCAAGATCTTGACACCAATGTTAAGAACAGACAACATGCAATAGATGAATACTTGTATGGACCAGCTAATCCAAATGTTCCAGGAGACCATTGGAATAAATTAGCCAAGGTTTGGGGCATCTCTGTTGAAAATGCAAAAACAATGAGATGTGGCAATTGTGCAGCTTTTGATATCTCTGATAAAATGAGAGATTGTATTGCTAAAGGAATGGCTGGCAAAGAAGATAATGCAGATACAATGGCAACAGCAGAAAAAGCTGATCTTGGTTACTGCAATGTTCTCCATTTTAAATGTGCAGGAACAAGAAGTTGCTCACTTTGGTTAACAGACGGACCAATCGATAATAAAGATCGCACAATGTAAATGTTTAGAATAGATAAGATCAATTTCTTAAAAGATCCTAAAATTGATATTATAATTGATGATGTGTTTTTTAAGGATCCAAGAGCTGTAAACTTTTTTGATAAAGATGGTTATGAGCTAACTAAATTGGAGCAAATATATTATAGAGCACAAGGGTTAGAAGTTACAAAGTATACAGCAGATCATCCAGGAGTATTTCAACCTTGGATCCACGTTGATCACCCATATCTAAGTATTGATCATAGTTGTGCAATGTATCGTTGTAATTTTGAGGATGATGCTAGAAAACAAATTGAGTGGCATTCTAAAAAATATCCTAGAGTGGGTTGGTTATTAACCTGCAAAAAGAAATGGGGTTTAGATTTAAATATAGATTATTGTGATGGTAATATAGCACTAGAAGTACTGCATCTAGAATGGGACAGTCCAAATCTAGAATTTATAGAAGAAGAAAGAATAAAAGCAGAAGCTTTAGTAAAAAACACTGATTGGGTAGATGCTGCTAAGCGAGTGTGGTCTTTAAGAGATGAATGGCAAAACCTTAAAGGTTGGTATGCTCAAGCTCATTGGAAAGCAACGTATTTTGGATTAGAAAGGCCCTGGTACTAACGATGAAAAAGTTACAAAAAACACCTTTTGAAAAATTTAAAAATAGCATGAAACGTGCTGGATATGATATGGATGCTGGTGCCAAAAGATTACAAGACTTGCTGGATAAGCAAAAGAAAGAAAGAGAAGAACGAGAAATGAATTCAACAAAGTCAGAAGAAGCATCTCCTATGATCAAACCACCAAAGAATGAGTTTGCTAAGAAAGAAGATGCTTTTGCTCATGCCAAGCAACATGGTGGTAAGGTGATGAAAAAGACATTTATTCATCCAACATCTGGTATGAAAACAGTTAGTTATGTAGTTAAAGAAGAAACAGAGTTGGATGAAGCCATCAAGAAACCTAATGCTACTACTCGTTTTTTAAGACAGTATCCAGTCAGTGATAAAGACGTGGCCAAGCCTGTGAAGAAGCCTGAAAAGAAAAAACCAGAGCAAGGTGTGGCGGAAGGCACAGGAAAGAATGTAGTCAAGTCTGTCAAGGTAGGCAACTTTAGACACGATTTAGTTGATACAGGAATGGGTTGGCAGGTTCGTATCTATAACGGTGATGAACTATACGATACAGGAATGAGTAAGAACTCTGAACAGAAGGGATTGGCGGCATTGGAAGATGCTGTTGCCTATACTGAAAAGCAAACACGCACCAAACGACAAGGTGTCTCGGAAGGCGAAGGTAAGACACAAAAGTACGAAATGATGATGCGTAATGGACAAGTAAAAAAGTTCATTGCCAAAGATGATGCTGACGCAAAACGCATTGCCGCAGGACACGGTGCTAAAAGTGTTATCCGACTAAGAGGTGGTATTCCTGCTGGAAAAGTATCAGAGCAAGGTGTCTCGGAAGCCGGTCCATTTTCCTATGGAGCCAAACCACCACGTAAAGGTTCGGTTGCCTACAATGCTCTTATGAAACGCAAAGAGCAAGATAAAAATCGTGTCAAGGAAATTGAAGCAATAGGTACTAAAAATCATCACATAGGTGTAGCCAAGGTTACCAAAGAAGACATTGAAGATGTAACAGAAGCCAAAGATGATATGTACAAGTACATAGATCAGTCTGGAGGTCAGGTAATAAAGGGTAAATCTGGAACTTATGTTGGTTATACACATTCTGCCACCAAAGGCAAGGGTGCTAACATACTAAAGCATCATGATACTAAAAAGTACTATGCAGCAGGTGGTTCTTCTACAGCATTTACGCAAAAAACTACACTGCACGATACACCTCAAGCTGCAGCCAAAGCATATCACAAGGGAAATTTAGCTGAATCTACAGAAACAGCTGAACATCATTTTGAAAAATCTTTAGAACACTATCATCAAGCTGACAAAGCACTAAAAGCTGGTGATAGAGAGAAATATGATTATCATGTTGCAATGGGCGATGTTCATAAAGATAAAGTGGATCAACATGCTAGCAAAGCAGATTTTAAGAATGCTAGCCCTTATCATACCATGTCGAGTCACCTATTTAAGCATCAACAAAAACATAGAGAAATACAAAGAAATCAAGCCTGGGAAGATGAAAAGAATCAGTCTATTCAGAGAGGCCATGAATTCATGAAAAGAGCAGGAGAACATAGTAAATTTGAAATGAAAGATGGAAAACTCCATAGAAAACCACCAAAATATGACAAAAACACTGGTAAAAAACTAAAAGAACAAAACGAGAAAGAAAATTTTATTTTTGAAGAAGAGGAAAGAAAATCTGAGTTTAATGATCCACATAGAAACACTATAATGTATCATGCAGAACACGTACATAAAAACTTACATCATGCAGAAGCATTAAATAAAGTTGGAGATAAAGAAGGTGCTAAAATGCATTTAAGTACAGCCATGATGCATATGGATCAACTCAATAAAAGAGTTGGTGAGCATGGTAAAAATCATTTTGGTCATTTTATTGAAAGAGCAAGCAAAGCATCTCAAAGTATTCATGGGTATGATCATAAAATTACTAAGGATCTAAGAAAACAAAAAGAAGATTATTTAAAAGAATCTTTAAACTATGGTAAATCATTTAAAGATCTAAGAGAAGCAGCTTTTAACTCTAATTGTTGTCCAGATGAAGAATATGGATTTACTGAAGAACAGTTTACAGTAACTGGAAATGAACAATATGAGGATTGGGGAGATGATATTGTAGAAGGTAAGTTATCATTCTCTAAACTATCACAAAAGCTTCATGAAGAAGATGGTAAGAATGTTAAGTTAAATAAGCCATTTTTAACTCCAGGTGGTCCAAAGAAGCGTGCTGTATATGTTAAGAATGATAAAGGTAATACCGTTAAAGTAAATTTTGGTGATCCTAATTTAGAAATTAAGAGAGATGATCCAGAACGTAAGTCTAGCTTCAGAGCCCGCCATAATTGTGATAATCCAGGACCAAAGTGGAAAGCTCGCTACTGGTCATGTAAATTCTGGTCATCTACGCCAGTTAGTAAACTATAAATATTAAAATAACTTTTATTTCAGGACATCTATCCATGGAACAGCAATATACCAGAATCACTACTAGTCTATTTGAAGCAATTCAAAAAGTTACGTCAAGCTCTTCAGAACAAAAACAAGAACTTCTTGTTGAAGGTCTAGCAATGCCAAAGGGCAACGATCCACATTCCCAAGGCGTTAGAGTTGCTATGGGTTCTAGAGAAATGGTTAAGAAATATACACCAGGGTCTGAAGAGCATAAACAATTTATGGCTGGTCATGCTGTTGGTAAAGCTCAAGTTAAAAAGAAAATGGATTCTCTAGAACCTAAGATTAAAACTATGGGTGAAGAAAGTGAGGAAACTGAATCTATTGACGAATGGAAAAAACCATGGTCACCAGAGCCAGCTACTCGACCCCCAAATCCAAAAGATGCAGAGCATAAAAAAGCTTCAATGTTAATTGATAAAATTAGATCACTAAGACAATTGGGTGTTGAAGCTAAAGAAAAAGGTGATCATGATAAGCATAAAGAATATCATGAAAGAGCAAAGCAAGCTGATCAAGAGTATCAAAAATTAGGTCATAAAAGTCTTATGAATAGTCCTCTAAGGTCAGAGAGCGTTGATGAAGCAATGACACCAGAATTTGAAAAGAAATTCGCAGAAACACCTAAGGGTGTTGAAGTTCATATGAAGCACAAAGAGACTGGTAAGATTGTTAAGAATAAGTTTATTGGTACTCATAGTGCTGTTGCTGCAGCTAAAAAGCATATTGCAAGTATGGAAAAGCAAGGTTATGTAGTTCATGCTAAGAAGTTAATTGAGCAAGAAGTAGAACAAACTGATGAAGCGATGAGCCATCAAGCAGCTACTACTATGAAGCATATTAAACCAGGTACTCTTAAACAGAATTATGGTGATAGACAAGATGCTGCTAATATTAAACCTGGAATCAAAGGTGTAGCAGATAGATTGGCTATGTTGGATAGAGCTAAAAAGGAAGGCAGACTTAAAGAGGAAGAACATTTTGACGAAACAATTATCAAAGAAGATTTAAATATTGATGCTCCAGAACAGTTTACATTCAAAGACTATCTAACAGCAGTAACATCACTTGTTGGATCAGAACTTGAAGAGCATCAAATTGTAGCAGTAGCATATGAAGCATTTAGAACACAAGAAGAAGATATTATTTTAGAAGAGTTAACACGTGATGATCTAAAACAGAAAATGAAGGCACACATGGATGCCGGGCATCAAATCTCTGGTGAAAAATTTAGTATGAAGGATGGAAAGCCCTATGGTGAGTATGTCGTAACTGATAAGGAAACCGGCGTACGCCGTAAGTATATCCATCACGGTTCTACAAGAAGAGTGGAAAATATGGGCTCGCGTACTAAGAAAGACGCAAAAGCTAACGATTAATTCCACCTATAAATAAATTCAAAGGAGACAAAAGATGTCACAATGGGGTAAATTAGATAGATCAGCTATCTTAGGTAGTGTTTGGGTAGTAAACGGAAACGTTTATCTACGTGGAAATGCTACAACAGTTTTCACTGGAAATGTTAGGTCTGGTGATGCTATTCTTTTAGATAACGTAGCTTATGCAGTTAACGTTATTTTGTCGTCAAATGTTTTGACACTAGATGCACCATATGCTGGTTCTACAGCAAACTTAACAACTACTGCTGCTCAACAATCACCAAAAGATATTCGTACTTACGGTTGGGGAATAACTGCAGCAGCTGGTGCTAATACTGTTGGTAAAGCAAATGTATATGGTGTAGATCGTGTTGAAGTTGCAGTAGCAGCAAATAAGGGTCGTGGATTCAGTATTCCAGGTTGGTCTTCACATATGTCTTATACAACTTCACAAGGTAGCACACGTTATAAGACCGAAGCACTCGTTGCAATGTCTAAAAACTTTAACGCTAATGCTACTGGCACGTTGCAGACAGATGCTAACGATAATTCAGTATTAGCTAATTCCTAATTTTATTGAGTAATAAAACATGGCAGATATAAAGGTATCAGAACTTACTGAAGCTACGTCTGGTGTAAACAGTAGCGATATACTCTACTTGGTTCAATCTGGATCAAGTAAGAAAGCTACTGTTGCCAATGTAGTTTCCAACGCAAGAATCGACGCAAGAATAGGAGCTGCATACCTTTCTAATCTGTATGATGTTTCAGGACTAACTCCTTCCAATGCTCAAGTTTTAACATGGAATAGTGTTACAAACCTTTGGGAACCACAAGCTGGTGGAGGATTTAGTGAAATTGCTGGAGTCTCATCAGGTACAGTTTCTAATGTACAGTTGGCAAAAGCAATCAATAGTCAGTCAATTGGCAATGTTACACTTTCTTATGCAAATGTAAGAAATTTAACATTTACAGATAATGCTGTAAATTTCTATAATGCATTTTCAGGAACATCATTTGGATGGGTTGAAAACGTATTAGGTAGAGATGGTTACTTTTCGTTCTACAGAAAAGGTACAGAAAGAGCATACATTACTGCTGATGGTTGGCCTGTTGCAGATGCAGCAGCCGGTCAAAATACGATTCCAACATTTAAATCAGCAAACAGTATGTTTGTTGCCAATGCTGATCCTTGTAATGCGTACATTGGTAATATTACGATCTACTCGGCAAATGTTGGAGGATTAGTATTAACTTCCAATCTTGTGCAATTTCATAATAAGTTCTCTGGCCTTTCTATGTATTGGTATGAGAATGCGTTAGCAAGAGATGGATATTGGGCATTCGCAAGAAGCGAAATTGATCGTGCATATATTACAGTAGACGGATATCCAGTAGCTGATGCAACAGCTGGTGAAAAAACAATTCCAACATTTAAGTCTGCAAATTCAACTTATGTAGTTGCTACTGCTCAAGGCACTAATCAACAAGTCGGTAATCTAACATTACGTTGGTCTAATGTCAATAACATGACATTTACAGATAATGCATTAACCTTCTTTAAGCCGTTTTCAGGTACTTCATTTTATTGGAGTGATCCTGCAGGATTCCCAACTCTCAAGAATTGGGGATTTGATGAGGCAGGCGTAAATAAAGCTAAAATATCTTCTACTGGTTATATTCTTGATCCAGAAACGTTGATATCAGCAAAACAAGGTAACGTTATCTATCTTAAGAATGATGGTGGAAGTTCAGCTCTAACTCCTGGTGGTTGGTCAGCAAACGCTTACTCATTATCAGCTAACGTATTTTCGTTTAGATATGGAAACCATACTGGTTCAGTAGGTGCTTACTTCTATAACGATGTGGCTGCAGGTGGATTTAGATATTACTGGCCTGGAACTGGATCTTCTGGCTCAGTTGGATTGGGTCTTGATGGTGTTCATTTCAATTCAACTATTTTAGAAGATCCAAGCGGAACATCTTCTCAAGTATATCGTGGTGATGGAACGATTGGTGCAGTACCTTCTGATGTTAATTTGAAAAGAGCAGTTGCACCAACTACTGTTGGTTTAGATTTCATTAAGGCTTTAGATGTTAAAACCTTTGAAATGAGAAACTCTACAGTAAATGAAGATGCTGGTTATGGTCCAAAGATGATTGGATTTATTGCTCAAGACGTTTATAATGCAGCAAATAATTATGTTGATATGAATCCAATTATTTCTGACAGAAGAGGTTATCTTGGTATTGATGTTAATCAGATCGTAGCTGCTCTTGTTAACGCAGTTAAAACACTTAGCGATGAAGTAGATCAACTTAAAAACAGGTAAGAGATAAAACATGGCTGATTCACGTGTATCAGATTTAATTGAGGTAAATTCTGCTGGTGCTAACGATTTACTTTATATCGTTTCAAGTAGCAATAGCAGAAAAATTACATCAGCCAATTTATTGGCAAGAACCAGATTTGTAAAAGTTGCTAGCACAGCTAACATAGCAGTTGGTGCTAATGCAAATATACAAATATCTGGTGCAAATATCTATTCATTATATCGTGTAGGTTCTAATGTTGCTAGCAGAATTAGAATTTATACCGATAGCATGATGAGAGCAAATGATGTTGCAAGAGCTGCAGCAACTACACCAAATGCTAATGCTGGTGTAATTTTAGATTACTACAATCCAGTATCTAATGTAAATGCATATATTGCACCAGCTGTTACTGGATATAATAGTGATGCTAATCCAAATGGCACAATCTATGTCAATGTAACTAATTTGTCAGCAAGTGATAATTCAGTTTCTATCGCGTTATTTTATACTACAATTGAAGCTTAATTATGGCTGACGCAAAACTTTCAGAACTAGATGCAGCTACTAATCCAGTATCTGGAAATACACTACTTTATGTAGTAACTGGTGTTAATAGTAGAAAGATTACATTAGATAATCTTAACGCTTCTGCTGCCAATGTTAATATGAAATCCAAGGTTCAACTTGGATCTGCAACATCTACAGTTTCTTCAACAGGTGCTTCGATTCCAGTCACAGCAACTGTAACATTCTTAAATTCTACAGATGGTCCAGGTAGAATTTTTATTCCTTCAGGATCAGAAAATCAAATTAAAGTTGTCACGATGACAACATATGGTGGTGATTATTGGATAAGTTCTAATATTGCCAACGAAGCAAACGTATTATTTTCTAATGTTGGTGACACAGTAATTTTCATTTATTCCAATAATATTTGGAATGTTATGGGAAGAAATCAAACTGGTGTTACACAATATGTCAGTCTAGCTACATCTAATGTTCTTACTGGTGGTGCAGGAATTAGTATTGCTGCAAATGGAAGAATTACAGCTACAGAAACATATACAGGTACTGTAGCAAATGTATTTGGTCAAACAACCTCAGTCTCCAATGCACAACTCGCTTGTGCAGTGATATCTTCTGCCGTTCTAAATACTTCTAATGTTACAGAAGGCTCTAACCTTTACTTTACTAACACAAGAGCAGTTTATGCACTAACTGCAGGATCTGGTGTTAATATTGCTGCTAATGGTCAGATAACTTCTGCATCAGTAGTTCCAGGACCTTATGCAGATGATACAGCTGCTGCAACAGCAGGAATTGCAGTAGGTAGTGTTTATTATCAAGCAAATGGGCAGGTGTTTGTTAGACTAACATAATAAGTTACAGTATGGAATTAAATGATGATAACTTTGTGATGTATGCAATCAAGCATTACGATAACAAAAATTGTACAGGTTTAAATGAGTTTTATGATGACTTAAACAAATTTAAATATCTTAAAAGGCTATTTAAAAAGTTTAATGATAAAGGTGAATTAAGAGAACGATTGATACTCAATCATATTATCGTCATCTATAACTTATTCGGTGTAGAAGCAGCAACTAAAATGCTGTTTTATAAAATAGAGAAGCAATATTGGTCGCAGTTAAAAACCTTCCTTGTGTTTTTAAACTTTATGCCGAGACTAGTTATTGTCTCTAAAGAAATTCATATTAAGGATTCAGATATTAATATAGATGAATCTATTTTAGAAACTTTAAAGAACCTATAATGTCAGCACGATTTGTAGACGGATTAATAACTTATAGAATCCTAAAGATGTTAGTTACTCCATTTAAGGAGACTGATGCATATCGTCTTGGTATTATAGATGATAAAGGTAAACTATTAAAAAAGAAACTAGAAACGCAAGAAGAGTTAGATAATTATACTCTCTTGCATAGACTAGTTTTTAGAATGAAAAGAATTATTGAGAGAATTCCTACAGAAAATAAGAAGTTAACATCTATTGCTGCAGCACTTGCTTTAATTAGAGAAGACTTGGATGCAGGCAAAGAGTCAATTGATCTTGAAATGAAGTTTATAACAAAAGCTACTAGACCACTTGCTGAAGAAAAAAGTATCGTAAATAAGTTCTTTTCAGAACAGTTTACAAAGACATTTAAACAGTATTCTGAAGATGTTGCTATTGCCAATACATCTGGAGCTGCCATTGGTTCGAGCACAGGTGGCGAAAAAACAACTTACACAACTGCTACAGATCCTGTAGGAGGAAAACCGACTGGAAAGTCAAAGAAATTAAATATGTTTAGGAGAAAGCCTAATGCTTAAGTTTTTAAAAAAGTTATTCGGATTAGATCAGGGTGAAAAACTTGAGTCAGTTGTACCAGCTACTCCTGTTAACCCTGTTGTAGTGAAAGAATCAGAAACACCAAAACAAATAGAGGATGATATTATGGCGAGCAGAAAACAACAAATTTCAGATCTTTACAAAGAAGTACTTGGACGTGAGGCTGATCAAGGTGGATTAGATTATTGGGTATCTACACCACACGATATTGATACAATTAGAGAAGAGTTTATGAAGTCTGATGAATTCAAGGCTAAGATGAGAGTAGAAGCAATCACTGCTTTATATAAAGAGTTACTAAAGCGTGATCCTGATGAAGCTGGTTTAAAGTATTGGGTAGAAACACAAGAACCAATCGATAATATTCGTGGTCATTTTATCTCTTCAGAGGAGTATAAAGAGTTGAACAAACCTAAAGAAGAAGCAAAAAAACCAGCAGCCAAAGCTCCAGCAGCCAAAGCTCCCGCTAAACCTGCCTCTAAAGCTCCTGCTAAGAAGGCTCCAGCTAAGAAAAAGTAACGATGGTTGACGATCACCTAGCGAGAATAGCAGTGTTAGAAGAACAAGTCAGAAATTTAGATGAAAAACTCGATGAAGTAAAAGTCGAAGTTCAAAAAATGCATGACTGTTTGGATAAAACACGCGATGACCTTTCAAGTACTCTCAAGGAAATGAGAGCAGAAGCTAGTACCCAACATGCTTCTCTTTCTAAACGTCTTGAAAATTTTGAAAATATTAAAACCAAATGGACTTACTTAGTCCTTGGAGCTATTGCTGCAGCTGGTTGGTTGTCACACAACCCCGTTGTTCTTAAGTTATTCAGTGGTGAGTAGCTCTTAACATCATTTGCATGTATAATATAGGTTCTTAGGAGCCTATATGTCTTTATATCTCGATCTCAAGTATCTTTCCCTAATTAGTAACAGGTTGCCTCTCTTTAAAAAGAAGAGTAGCAACCTCTACAATTGTCGCTGTATTCTTTGTGGTGATTCAACAAAAAATAAACTAAAGACTCGTGGATACTTTTATGGTAGAAATAATACACTCTACTATAAATGCCACAATTGTTCTGCAAGTATGACATTTGGTAATTTCTTGAAAGACCTCGATCATATGATCTTTAAGCAGTACTTGCTTGAGAGATATGCTGATGGAGACCAACAAAAGAAATCTATAGCAAACATTGAACAACTATTTAAAACAGAAGAGCCAGTATTTGGACCAACAAGACTGATTGATTCTTTAATGGAAAGACTCGATAAGTTGCCAAAAGATAATGAGGCAGTAGAGTTTGTTACTAAGCGCAAGATACCAGTCGAAAAATTTCATAAACTTTATTATGTTGATGATATTAGCAAGATTGTGCAATTATCAGACAAATATAAAGAACAAATTAAAACCACAGAACCAAGGCTTGTAATTCCCTTTTATAATCAACAAGATAAATTAGTTGGTCTAACATGCAGAGCATTGAGAGGTGAAGCTCTAAGATATCTTACTATCAAGATTGATGAAGATGATCCAATGATCTACAATATCGATGATATTGATCTAAATAAAGATATCTACGCTGTAGAAGGGCCAATAGACAGTTTATTTGTTCCTAATGCTATTGCAGTAG